CCTCCTAGTTATCATAAGCAAAGTCTTTTAACAGTGTATCGAGTGGAGTATATACCTTCTCTCGCTTATAGTTACGACTTAAATAGTCATCATTGTTCTCCAAGTGACCCCTCATTGCCTTCTGCCTACGACCAACCATCATCTTCCAATAGCCTGCCTTATCGCTTCCCATTTCCTCGGCAACCATGAGATTTTTCTTATACTTCACGATCTCACGTTCAATCCTTCGCTGTGTATCTCTATTTTTGGCAACTTCCGCATTCATTTCAGCATCAAACTCGGGCTGATCGTTAGTGTTTACACCTGGAATGAATGGAACGTGTAGATGTCTGCAGTTAACTCCTCTGTGACCACCCGCTGTTTCATATTCAGCGCCCCAGTGAGGATCGTATATGCTCATATACTCGCTATCTTGTGGAATCTCTTCTGGATACCTTAAATCAACAACATTACCCTGAATGATAGAACACTTCTCTCTTGCCCCTGCATGTGAAGTGACAACGACTGTATTCACTCCATATTCACTCATTCGATCTTTGCGTAATTCATCGTAAGTATTGCCAAGAGTAGACTTCAAGACAGTTCGTGTGTACCCTTCTAGGCTCCAGGTATGCCCTCCTCTATCAACCATGGTGGATCGGATACCCTTTTGTGCCAGTTCATTGACTGATCTTTCAAGCGACTGTTCAAAAGTATATAAACCAGTATTAAAAGAAGCAGCAGTTTTATTCAGCGTGTCCTGGTATGCCCTTTGCGCTGTACCTGCTCCATAATCGGAAGTAATCAATGTCTGATTAACGTAATTATCAATATCGCCCCAAGCTTGGTTGTGGTAAGATCTCATAACGTTATCTAGGTTGCTTGGCAAAGGCTTATCGGGATACGGCATGGCTTTATCTACGTCTTGCACAATGCCTTGCCCTGCTTCTTCAAACATCTTTTCTATCTCGGGTTTTGCAACACCGGTGACTTTTGAAACTAGCTTTTCGGTATCCTTATTAAATAGCCGTAGTTCCGACAGCTTTTCCGCTTGCCATTGCGTGATGTCTTTAGAACCCCTATTCAATCGCTTAATAATGTTGCGTATTATGTCACCCTCTAAACTTTGGTATAACTCTGCCATGTTACTGCTCCATAAGTCGAGTTGAAAAGGCGTAATCTTAGGCTTCTTTGGATCCATCTTCTTCAATTCCTTTTGCAAGACCTTCGGCATAAAACTTTCCAAACGACATAAAACACCTGGAAACGTAATATATACCTAGGAAGTGCGCCAACTGATGCATTAGACCATACTCCTTAACGCATGCCAGGTTTGATAAGTCTCTCCATTTCTTCATCATTCAAGCACCACCTTTTGAATGTCTGTGCATTTCCTACAGTAGAAAACAACATATCCCTTAACATCTAATTCAACGCTTGAACCATCATCGTAAAAGTTGCTTTGCTCGACTTCGATATTGTCATCTAACACTTTATAATCATGTTCACACTGCATTCATATCACTCCTCATCACCATATCGATTCCTTTGGTTCTGATAATCTATTTCCGTGTGATCCTCAGGCTGTTCCTTGTCGACTTCCTCAAGCCATTGCTTTGCTGTTTCTTTCGGCACCTTAAATACTCGTTGGATAATCTCAACAGTAGGAATCAATCCAAACATCTTGGCTTGTCCGTAAAACTTGAGTAAAGCTGATCGGTCCTGGAACACTCCATCATCAAAGTCAACACCGATATGCTCAAACGTTGGTATCTCACCATCAAACAACCTTTGGCCATCTGGTCCCTTCGTTGCCTTTGCCAATTCCAATGTGGAAACAATCAGGCCTTTGATAAACTTCTCAACCTCATGAACATGATCGTTCCTTGTTCTGTATGTCAGGTCATTCTCGCTGACCACCTCAGTCGCTGTCTTCATTGACTTACCATCAAACGAAAACGTACCAACCGAGAGTTTTAACTCCATTTCTAATGTCCTTAGAGATTGGTTAATAGCTGAAATATACTGCTCTGTTCGTATGTCGCTAGTTACATCCTTTACTAACTCCTGGTCACTTGCCATGCGCATTGCTTTAAATACGTTGGTGTCTGGATCAAACACTTGTTTAGGTGGTAGTCCATCTTCAGATGGTAAAGTTTGAAGCATATAATCACTCACAAATACAGTGCGCTGCCCCATCTTGACCTCCCACCAGAACTGATCATAAGTATCATTGATCTTTTTAAGTGAAGGTTTGGAGTTGTCTGCAATCCCTAGACCTAGTGGGCTACGAGGATTGATGTTATTAAAGCCCGCAGGAGTAACGTAATTAAACATTGTCCTGGTCAAGTTCTTAATTGTTGTATCCTCTTCCATACCCTCATGAAGATCACTCAAAGGTACTCGCTTACCGATCTCAGCCCGATTGTTCGACTTGTACAGTTCGTTTGTAATTACATAGTCTTCATCTTTCCATTCGTGGAACTCCAAGTGCGTGTAAAAGATCTCCTTGCCCTGTTCCATCTTCATTGTGACTGACTTCATAACGCCTTCCGAAATGCCATTGCTATTGCTTCTAAGAGGATAAAAGGAATTAGCTAGCGCCCAAGAGAACTCAAGCTCACCGCTTTCCATATCCACATAAGGTCTGACAGCCATTCCGCCTGTTGCATACATTGGTTCTAAGTACTTCCCTAGGTTCTTCTTGAAGTCATTATGTTCAAATACATGCTGAATATAGTCATTAGCTGATTCGTAGCTGTTTGTCGCATCGTCCTCATCTTTAGCATCCGATACGACTACCTCGCATTGCTCGTTGAACACAAGGCCTGATAGAAGGTCAGCGCTCAATTTCATCATGTTAATGCTCATGTAATCTCTCTTGGTCAAATCACCACTAGAGTTGACATATTTAACGCTAGGATAACTGCCTTTATATATGTTGAAGTTAGATTCAATCCTTGCTAACTCTTCTGGATCAATATTAATCTTAGGATGATCATTAATAGTCTTTAGTGTCTGCCCACTCAATGCATAACCTCCTCTCTTGAATAAATCTTTAATGCGGTCAACGATCTTCAAGCTATCACCTCCTATATCGTTAAGCGGAAGTCCCTTGCATTACTTAAACAAAGATATATAAACATATCGACCGAGTGATCATCTTCTTCTATTACTCGTGGATCATCGGAATCTATTGTTTTCTCATCCCAGGAGAACCTCTTGTGTTCCTCAATGAATATATCGTTGCTATCTGCATGTGGCATTCCTGTTGGATATGGATTTTCAAGATAATAAAAACGACCTTGGGCTAAAAGGTCGATAGGGTAATCTATCATATCCACTTTCTTTTTCTTGTTAACGGACACCAGGTGCTGTCCATGGTCTTTGTAGTACTGATTCCGTATTGCCGCTTCTGCACTATCAATCGTTCGTTTCATGATCCTGGCATTCTTGTAATGCGATTGCGTTGATGTCTTAGTTATAAATTCATGTAAATCTTTCGATAGTTCACTAGGCGCTTTCTTTACCGCCCTACCTGCAGGACTGTAATAGTATAAATTCAATAATATAACTTTGCCTTTAGCCGTTAGACCAAAGCACCCGGCTGTCGTTGCTGACTGCGAGTGTCCGCCGTCAATCGAATAGTAAAGGGCAATAACCCTATCATCACTCGGAAGCTCCTGTAATGGCTTGAATAGGTTTATATTGTAGACGTTAGTACCAAGCCCTACTGGTTCGCCTAGATACAAATAGCGGTAGTAATCATAGTCATTGCGCTTAATTCGATCTATATCATCTAGCATCTGTTCAGTAACAAAGCCAAGCTCATCATCTTTATAGCTTGAAACATGCACCAGGTAGTTGTCTTCTCCGATCATTTCATCGGACCATTCATTGATCCAGCTGTATGGGTTACGTGGAGGGTTATAAGACCAAAAGAAACGGACCATATCAGCTAGTGGATGCTTCTGTCGCATAAACGTTGTATTCGTCTGGTCAAATTCTTCCGCATCTGCAAACTCTGCAGCTTCTTCATACCACACTGCGATTATATCATCTATATCGTTTGATTTAAGCTTCGCAAAGTCATCTTGTCCGTAGAAGTAGAATGCCGATCCAGTAGCCTTGTGCGTGATCCTAAAGGGCGCTACTGTCATAATGAACTGATCGAGTAGTCCGAACTTCCCCAATGCCCATTGAATCTTTAGGAATACGGAATCCCTTATCGTGTTAGCTACTTTCCTAATAACGACAACGTTCGCCTTTTCGTCTTGCTCTACCATTCTCAACATCATGTACGCTAGCTGTATCGCTATGACCGATGATTTAAAGGAGTTCCGACCACCTTTTAGTATGTTGTAGGGCTTGTCGGTAGTCCATACAGGCTTAAAATGAGGATTGATTTCCTGTTGTATGTCTACAATGACTTGTTTATTCATCAGAATCGCTCCAAGCATCTACGATATTGACGATCGTAGTTCCGGATCCATCGCTTTCTTCTAGTTTCTTCGTTTCAATTTCTGTTTTATCTATGTTAGCCCCCATCAGCTTCGTGCGCTCCTTTGTGAGCTCTGTTTCAGCTTCGATCTTAGCCACATCAACCACATCACGATTACTCCAAACTTGCCCTTTTCTATTCCTTAACCAAAAAATACCCGCCGTTATATCAGCAGGTACGTGCTTAATAGTCTTTTCAATTTTCTTCTTCTTCTTTCCGTCCGATTCTTCAATGTACGTCTTAACCTCTTCGTATTCATAGCCCTTGGCTCGTTTTAACATGGCATTCTCAACTTCTATGTCAACGACTTCCTTACCCTTTTTTAAGGACTCCGATATCTCCGGGTACTTATTCTTCCATTCATAAAGAGTAGATGCAACTATCCCTATGTTTC